TCTAGCGCACTCCTTGGCGACTCCACAGTCCAACAGGTGCTGATACAAACTCATGCCTTGCTTGAAATAAGTATCAATCTGCCTGGTAGACAGTTCTACAAACTCAGGATCCAGGTCGTCAATAGAATTTTGACGATTCTTGGTGTCTTGACGACGAAGTTCTGGGACTGGGATCGCCTCTGAGAGTAGGGAAGAATCAGCATACCGTTGGGAAAACTCTTGATATGTAAAAGAACGGTGACGCAGTATTTGAGCTGCGATAGCACGAGTTGTCTCAATCTCAACCGTCATAAACGCTTGTTCAAAGACACTCCAATGACCGTGTTTGATGCAATACTTCAAGAGTCCTTCAAAACTCGGGTTATCCTGATTGGCAGGATTACTTACCCTGGCGATATACGCCATGGTTTCTTCAGGATTCGGTGTTGCTTGAATCAGTTTTACGCTCTGCATTAAGTTTCCTCATTTCGTTTATTTTAACACCACGCTTTGCTTTTTTTCTAGCTTGGCGCATATATTGTAATTCTTCCTCAGTATACAACCAAGGTTGCTTAAGTGCCTCCTTGGCTAGACGCATCACTTCTTTATTATTCATTGGGAACTTCAGCCTTGGTTTGTTTACGAACCTTTTTCAATGCTTTCAGTTCTTGTTTGATAAGTTGATATGCGGTTTCACTATCAATCTTGTGTCCCATTTCCATGGCACAAACAACATCGACACGGGTGCCAAAATGCATCAATGCCCGTTCGAAACTATCTAAATCTTCGTACATGTCATTTACCCGAGTAGTAAACTTCGTAATATTTTAGCAGACCAGCAGTAATCATATTTCCTTGTGAGACCCAATCATGGGCACACTCATAAATGCTCTGGTTGCTGTATTTGGGGGATCCGTCACTATTTAACTGAGATCCAAATTTATTCAGCAAGATACTTAGACACTCTTGTCTGAGTTTCATTTTTTGGTCGCTATAGCGCCAATCAGTCTGCATAACCATCGTCGTCGTCATCGCTACTATAGTATTCTGGCAAATCATCATACCTATTTTCGGTATATGCCCCAGTATCAGAAAAGACTTCAGACTCCAACTCTTGAACTAGTGCTTTAAGAGTAAGGACTAATCCTTTTAAAACTTGTCTGTCCATGGAAAAATAAGTTTTCTCAATTCTACACAAAAAAAGAAGGGGTGTCAACCCCTTCTATTGAAAATTGGTTGAAAAGTCATTAACTGTTCAAACCAATCACGCAAGTGTATACGATAGCAAGACCAATACTTACACCCTCTATATGTTAGTTGGTAGCAAGCAGGTGGTCTGCTATCTTTATCCATATCATCATAATGATATGTGTAATCTTCCATTACTTCACCTTTACTTGGCAATTTCCTGCCATGCAAAGTACAGCTTGATGACGACGATCTTCTTTTTGCTTCTTCTCTTTAATGAGTTGAAGAAAATTGAGTTTCTGCGTCATTTTGCCTCCTTAACAAACTTGATGCCACGATAGGCTTCGTTGTATGCTTGAGGTTGCTGCTGTTGTTGCTGTTGCTCACGACGCTCTACAGTGTCGTAAGATTGTCCACGATAAACGACTTTAGACATTGGATTACTCCTGAAATACTAAGGTTAGTTAAAACCCGTTCCTTCAGTCGTTTGCGTCCTTGTTATCGAAACATGCTGGGTCTGTATGATTCATCCAGTGAAGGATGAGGTGAGACTTTTCAGTAGGAGTGAAAAGAGTTGACTCTTCCAATCCCTGCTTTAACCACTTGTAGTCATCACATCTAAGGAAATCCTCAGGAGGAACATGACTAAAAAAGATCAAAGCGAGTGATAACATAGGATGAACGCTCCGTTCCGCGACTTACTTGCGTCTCATTCGCTATTCGCAAACAGCGAATGGGATGAACGACAGGTCCATTATAGACCATCTACATGTATATAGTCAAGTTCTTTTGTAAAATATGATACAATTTTAAAAAACCTTTAGGATCAAAAAATACCTGGGATTTTTTTTCCCGATATTTTGAACCTAAAGGTCGATTTTGGTTTGGAGTGTTACTTTTTCTTTGGTGGGTTCCAAAGTTTTGGATTACTTCTACCTTCTGTTTGTGTAAAAGTGATTAGACCTTCCCTGTACTTGTCCCAGTAATGATCAAACAGTTCCACTTTTTTATTGCATATTGCAATGTCAAATTTTCTATGCCCTTCCTCATCATAGTATTCAACAAGATAAGCGGTGCATGGAAGAGATCTGTCTTCAGCAAGACTTGGATCACAATCTTTGTGGATTATCTTAATCTTCAATTACGACCACCCCACTGAACATCGGGGTATGCCTCTTTTACAACATTATGGGTGATACGATACTTCTTACCCAGATTTTTGTCTTTCACCAGACAAATAATTTCTGCTTCATCGGGATGAAGAGACTCAAGAAGTTCGATAAACAGTGCCTCTCTACGAGTCTGTTTCAGAGTGTCATTGCCACCCCTCACATAGTTGTACAGGGTGCGATACTGACTTGCCAGTTTGCTTTGTGCCTCTGGAGTAGGTGCATCGTTTGGTCTGAAAGGAACCTCCCCTTCAGGAAGAGCACTCTTGATGCTCTCATCAAAGTTCCAAACAAAAAGGGCAACCAAAGCAGGTGACCTGTGCTCTTGGAGCAGTTTGATCTTTTCTGGTTTAGTCTTGGCGCTAGATACCGCTTGAAGGATTTCGGATTGAAGCGGATGGGGTGGCAATTTGCTCATGATTTTCAATTAGTAATTACTCGTCTTCGTAGTCGTCGTCAGTGTTTTCAAAACGGAAGGCAATTAAAGAGTCGGGGAGAATGTTTCCATTTTCATCATACATCTCTGGATGTAGATCTTGGGTGGGTCCATGTCTATCGTGATGATACATCATGTACTCTCTGAGTACCCATCCTAGCATACAACCAACAATTAGGGCACCCATCACAAGGAATGACCCTACAACTAAACTGACAGCCAGCATTTTTATTCTCCTTAAGGGTTGTCGTCTTTTCTTACATCCAGAGAAAATTCTAGATAAAGATGGACTTCCCTCCTGAGGAAGCGAACCATCTTTCCGAAAATTAACTGGAAAGTTTTTGGTTTGTCCTTCCTCTTACCTCCATTAAGAATAAATTCAACACCACGATTTGTGTGGATATCATTATTTAGTGATTCATCAGACAAGATTCTGCTCTCTAAAATATGCTACTGTTTCGGCAGCACCACCGATGTGTTTTTCATTGTGAACCACTTGAGGGAAGTACTTCGTGTTGAATTCTGCAGTGAATTCATCGATAGTAAAGTCCTCATTGAGAGTGTAGATCACATGCTCCTGGTTAGTAATTTCCATGAGCTCTTTCACCTTTCTGCAATACCCGCATCCAGGCATCGAGTATATTGTAAACATAATTGGTTAAACTGTCAAGTTCAAATATATGTAGGTTCTCCGTCCTGACCACCGTAGGTAACGATGCTGAGTTCTCCAAGATCTTCGAGGGCGGGGATACTATTATACACCCTCATGGTGAATCCGTTAACAGTTCTGTCACTGATTCTTAACTCAACGATACCGCCTGGGAATGCATTGATGCCACTTCCGATACCGATGACTGCATAGTCTGTATCATTCATAGGATCAGCAAAGTTCACGGTGTAAATTCCAGTCGAAGTTTGAACAAGAGAACTGATGTTGTGGGAACGATCACCAGGAGTGTAGTCGTTGTTACCAACACCCAGATTGCTGTTCATGTACCAGGAGGTAGCACGACCTTCAAACATTTGAGTATAGGTGCAAGTCTTAAGACCAGACAGGTTCTTGAACTCACCGACTCTATTTACCTTGTGGAAATCATGGTTAAAGACCTGAACCGAGTTACCCATGTAACCCATTGTGGTTCCGATACCAGCACCATAGTACAGAAGTTGAGGAGTATTCTCAGTGACGGTGATTTCAGTATAACTTCCAGTCTCAGTTACATTGTCACTAAACTGGTTGGGAGATGTTGTACCAAAACCAACGCCGAGACCATCAGGGGAATAGTAGAATCTGATCGGGAAGTTTGCTTGCTGCGCAGCATTCTCAAAACGATATACTTGACCGACTTCAAACCTCAAGTAAGGTGCTTCATAACCTTGGATGTTGATGGTGGAATCAGATCCAACACCAATGTAACGATGTCTAGAAGACTTTGTACCGAAAGTAACAGGCAGAGGCAGGTACGGAAGTCTAGACTCTGTGTAGAGGTTCTTAGCGGTGTCTGCTGCACCCGTCAGTGCGGAGAAACTAGAAACAGAAGCAAAGTTAGCATTCAATGCTTGAGTTGCAACGCCAGCGAACGATGCAAAGGTAGCAAGTCCAGCAACAACTGCCTCAGAAGCAATGCCAGCAAGAGTAGCACGAGGAACTTCATCGACTGCAATGGTAACGATACCTGCAGAAACGGAAGAAACTGTAAGAGGACTGGTAAAGTTAATTGTACCAGCAGTACCAACTAAAGATCCATCTTCATTTACAATTACGCCAGATCCAGCAGCAACAATGTTGGTTAACTGAGATCCATCTCCAATGAATCTAGGAGCGGTTACATCATTGTAAACTGTAATAGTTGCATTTGTAGAAATTCCAAGTGCCAATGAAGCCTGAGTTGCAGAATTTGCAAGCAAAGCATTAGTGGCAGATTGAGCATTTGTTGCAAGACCAGCAACAGTAGCGTAATCGGAATAAGTTGCTCTCTCGGGGATAAAGGATGGATCAAGATTGAGAGCGGTAGTAGCAAGACTTACCGAATCTGGACCAGTAATTGTGACAATACCAGCAGAGATTGGAGAAACTGTTAACTGACTTCCAAAATCAATTGTAGAAGCAGCACCAATAACAGAACCACTATCAAGAACCTCAACACCAGCACCGATAGCAGTGACTCCAGTCAGACCAGAACCATCACCGAAGAATTGTGCTGCAGTAATAATACCAGCTGTATTGACGCTAGCGACTGTGCCAACTCCACTAGGACCATCGTCAGCAGGTTTAGAGTATGCAACGAAAGAAACATTGGGTCTAGATGCTCTAATAAAGAGAGTCTGTCCAGTAGAAATACCAATGTTATCTACTTTAAAATCTTGAAGTGGTTGCAGACGAACACCGAAGACAATAAAGTCGGACGGTTTTACACTAGTGATGTCTCCAGATGCGATACCAACAGAAACAGCAGTCGGAGTATCGCCCCTGTTCGTGGCATGAACTGTTGCTAAACTGTTCTCAGTGGCATCAAGAATGGTCAATTCTCTATTGACATTGTTCGGGGGATCGTAACTAGAAGTCAAAGACTTGCTACGACCATGAACGAGAGCAGAATCTGCGGAAGTATTTCTAAAGAACTTAGTTGTATATGCAGAGAAGTTAATGCCAGGATCAAAAGAGTTGACGAAGATCTTATCGCCAGGTTTCATTGCAATGTTTTCAAGATGAGTTGCCTGACCAGGAACAATCTCAATACCATAAGCAATGTAATCGCTGTCTAAGAATCCAAAAGAACTAGAGAGTCCAACAGAATAGTTCGACTTAAGATTTGTTTTATTAGAAACAGTAACGGTAACCTCTACGAGTTCTGGTGCTTCAAAGAGAAGCACGGGAGTTACAACTCCACCTTGAAGACTCGTGACAAGATTTCTAGTTCTACCGAAAACATTATTATCAAATTGTAAAGTAGAAACTGTACGAGTAGGAGACCAATCAGAGGTACTTTCTACTAAAGAAGATCCATCGGCGTTACTTACATGTCTTACTCTGATGTAATAAGTTACTCCATAAAGAAGTGTTGCCTGTACTGTCTGTGTTTCAGCAGTACTGTTTTCTCCAACGGAGGACCAAACAGTGCTAGAGAAAGCAGGATCTTCAGATACTTCAAACTCGATTGCTTTAAGTGTACCCGATGCAGAAACTCCATTAAGAGGAGAATACGCACTAGATCTGAGGACAACGCCAGTAACATTATCAAGAACTATTCCTTCTATTGGATTTAAAACTGTTGGTTGTATCGCACCAAATGCAGGGATATTAGTTCTAAACGAAGAAATACCAGAGAACTCAGATGTGTACGAAGTAAATGATGCGCCGTCAGCGTTAGAAATATGCTGAACCCTTACATAATAAGTTTGAGCGGAAGAAAGATCTACCTCTTGTACGATTTGAGTGTTATTGGTAGGAGTATCATAAACAATATTGTTAAAGGAAGAATCTGTAGAAACTTGGAATCTTACCTTCTTCAAGGTTCCAGATTCATATGCACCACCGACAGGAGTATATGCACTGGAAGTAAGAGCGATACCAGCCCTGAATACACCATCGCTAGCAACACCAACAATGCTAGGAGTGCTAATGCCGCCAGCAGTTGTTCCAATCGCTGCAGTTGGATTTAGATATGCTTGATTAGTAGGAGCATTGCCAAGGTTATATACCTGCGTGTGGAACAGGTAATTTGTCTCTGGGTACTGAGCATAAGGATATTGATCCCAAAGAGTTGCAGATGCATTTCTACTTCCACCATCTCCAGTGACTGTACTCAACCAGTTCTTAACATCCCTAGAAGTAGCACTGGGGAATCTTTGCAGATAACATGCGAGTAAACCTGCAACTACAGGAGAAGCGGCGGATGTTCCGTTGAAGTATGCATCGTAATGGTTGTAACCATACTCAGCAAAAGAATTGTATCTATAGTAATCTTGGTATCCAGAGGTAGGAGATCCTGCTGCAAGCATGTCATCGGCAGGAGCCCACACATCGATGCCAGGACCGTAGTTGGAGTAAGATGCCTTTCTTTCTTTCGGTCCACTATTATACTGAACATAATCATCAAGAGCACCAACAGTAATAACAGGATAGAACTCATCGTATCCAGTAATAACTGGAACAAGTGGATCACTATCATCAATAATTGGAGTAGCAGTGTATCCGACACCCATCGGATTCATCCACTCCTTGCTTCCCATCGGGCACATATATTGCCCATAGTTGGTAAACTCAGGGCGAGTATCTCTGACAAAGTACCATCTATCGTCGCAAGCATCAAGTCTAGAAGGATCATCAGTACCAACACCAATTCTCTGGTCATTGTTACCAGCAGCACAAACATGGATGACTCCTTCATCCATCATTTCTTTTCCTGCTGCATCAATTGCTGCACTTCTAGCAGAAGATGTCCAAGAACGATATGCTCCGCTAACTTGGTTGTTGAAACCATAGACTACAGTTCTAGCATCAATAGGATTGGTGGGATAACCGTAGTTAAAGTAGAGATAGTTTTGTGTTCCTCTCCACCTAGTATAGTGACTATTATATGCTCTAGCAGCAGCTTGATAACCCCAACTACTATTAACGATCGTTGGTTTCTTTACTCCAAGAGTAGGATCTACTGGTTTATGTCTGTGGAATAATTTAACCAGATCATAAGCTTCTTCTTGACCAAGACCAACATTACCAGATACTGTAGGTACGGACCAAATGAGTGACTTAAATGCTAAACCAAATGCATTACCTGCAGCAACAGAGGCAGCAGCAGTACCATGACCACTAGTTAAGTTTACATAAGAACTTCTGCCCATACCTGCTCTATCAGCAGTGTAAGAACCATTATTGATATTAACTGTACCGATGCTTGCAAACTGGGAGGATCTTTGTGAAGAAAATTCCCACCACTCAATCGCCTTATCGGTGGCAATACCAGTGACTCCATCCCATCTAGTGTAGGTATAGTTATTGGTTACGGTAAACCAAGTAGGGTCGATGAGCAGAGGACCATCAAGAACAATGTCTCTTACTCTGCTTGTTCCATCATCATTTCTAAACTCTGGGTGTGCCGCGAAAACACCAGAGTCCATGACAACAATGTCAACATTGCTGCCATCGTAGACATACTCATAGGCAACTCCATCAGGACTGATCTGTTGAGGAGCGATGTACCCATAAATGTTATTGGGATGAGCATCTCCATAAGTGGAGAATCCAGTTCTATATACACCCCAGTTTGTTCTATTAACTTCCCCAATGGTGCTACCAATACTGGTAATATATCGATATGTCTTTACTTTATCTCCACCAAATCTATCCTGAACAGTGGCATGAACAGGTTCAGGATACAACTCGGGGTTATCCCTATGAGACAACTCAATCCATGCAATATCAGGATGATTGGCAAGTGTATCTGCTTCCTCTTCCGTTAACTCGTAAGTAGAACGAGTTGGACTATGATCTTTTGAGTTAGTGCAGCAGACATGACGATCAGGTACACATTCCTCACATGAAGAGAAGGTGAGGAGATTATGAATTCTATGCCATGCTTCAGGGCTGGTTGCACTAATGGTATATCTCTTGAGAGTCATGTCTGCGACACTATAAGGGCACCTTTTTTATATTTAGGTATGGTAGAATATATAGTAAAAAGAGTCTTGCTATGAACATCGTCACTGGTGCCAACGGTTTTATTGGCAAACACTTTGTCAAATCTATGGACAATGTGTTGGAAATTGATCTCGATAATTGCGAAGAATTTCTAGAGCGTTTCACCCGTTGGGAAGATGTGGATATGATTATCCATATGGGAGCATTGTCATCCACAACGGAGAAGAATGTTGGAATGATCTACAAATATAATATTGATTATAGCATTAGACTTTTTGAGAAAGCAATCAAGCATGGCATCCCTGTGAAGTATGCCTCGTCTGCTTCAGTGTATGGTAACCAAGATGGTGTTATCAATCCTCTTAATTATTATGCCCTGTCTAAGATTACTGTGGACTATTGGGTGAAAGAAAACATGGACCGTTTCTCTCATGTGCAGGGGTTCAGATTCTTTAATGTGTATGGCAGCGGAGAGACCCACAAGGGCGATCAGGCAAGTCTTGTAAGCAAGTTTAACTGGCAGTCCCAAACAGGTAGGATCCACCCCTTTGCAGACTCTTCTAAGGTGTGGAGAGACTATGTATGGGTGGGAGATATTGTTAATGTTGTTCTGTCTAACAATGCGGGCAGCGGTATCTTTGATCTTGGTACTGGCGAACCCATCACCATCCAAATGGTTGCGGATTTGATTGCACAAAAAACAAAGGCTGTAGTGGAAGAAGTTCCCTTTCCACCCAACCTTATCGGCAAGTATCAGTTTTACACCAAGGCAGACATGTCCTGGTTAGATTATAAGTTTAAGACAGTAGAAGAATATGTCAATCGCCAGCGTGAATTCGAATAGAATCTGAGTCAAAGTGTTGCGTTGAGAACTCAAACAATTCGGAGTCTTCCAACGCAACCATCTGATGTCTGAGACCTACAGGAATATGAAACTTATCTCCTGGTTCTAGAACCAGAGTCTCAGCATCTTCAAGACCGTCCACCTCTCCATAGAACAATAAGATGAGACCACTTTGTAAGTAAAAGGTCTCATCTTTTATATTATGATAGTGCCAAGAACATCTCTTTCCTTTCTCAAAGAAGAGAAGTTTGCCACAGTACTGTTCATTATTTACAATCCACTTCTCGTATCCCCAACCTTTGGGAACCTCTTTAATAGTCTGAGAAGAATTCATTTGCATTGACTCCCTTATCATCTATGTAGTAATCACCCGATGGTTTTCCTAGGTGAAGTTCATGAAACTTACAACCCCATTCTTTAAGTTGATTGTATGTAAAGTCATAGAAATTATTATGAGAAAGCATGCGAGAGTTTTTAAACCTTCCCATACCTCTTGCTGTAAGATAGGTAATGTAATGCCCCTCATCATATAGTTGATTAATTCTATCAATTCTTTCTTGGATGGGGGCAGCACCAGTATACCTAGTTTCGTCAGTAGATCCAGGAGTACAGATAGTACCATCTATGTCAATAGTATATCTCATTCGGAATCATCCACTAAACTATAGTTAATCTTCCCTCTTTTACCAGCGTTTGAATTTTCTGAGATGTACAGCATCTTTTTTTGGTTGGGGAAGTAAGTGTATTCTAATTCCGATCTTTGCAAAGTTTCAATCACATCATCAACTGTTTCACAAATAGTATCTCCACCTAGATTAAATGAAGTATTAAGTAGCATTGGAATACCAGTTCTCTTGTAAAACTCTTCGATCAAATCATAGTAATTTTTATTCTGTTCTCTAGATACTGTTTGAATTCTACAAGTTTTATCGACATGCAAAACTCCAGGAATTTTATCCCAAACTTTCTCATGAGCATTGACGGCAAACATCATGAATGGACTTTCATCAAGACCACGCATATCAAACCAGTCATGAACATGATCTAATAGTACGGATGCTGCAAAGGGTCTCCATAACTCACGACCTTTCTTTTTGTTCATTATAAGTTGTGCATTTGGATTCCTAGGATCAAATAACAATGATCTATTACCAAGAGCACGAGGTCCCTGTTCGGATCTCCCCTGAAAGATTCCTACTGGATTACCATTCTCAATAACATCAACTACTTCAGAAAGAGTTGTGTCATACGCGCTTTCTGGAATATCATGTTGTCTTTCAATTCCAAGATACAAAGATTTCAAAGGATAAATTTCCTTTGATTGTGTATGCTGTCTCCATTCAAGCATTGCTTGACCAGCAGATAAACCAGCATCATAACAAATTGGTTCCACAAACAACTTACCACCTTCAGGCAAATACTTTAGATACTCATAGTTAGCAACACAATTTAGAGCACACCCACCAGTCAGAACAATGTTCTTACATCCAGTAAGTTCCACTGCCTTTTTAATGAGATCAATCATATAAGACTCAAAGTCTTTTTGCATCCTGTAAGCAAGATCACAATTAACAGAAAATTTAATTCTAGGATCCTCAACTTGATCTGGAGCAGTAAGTGCTGGACCTGATCTAACTATATCATTTTCATCTCTACTACATCTCTTC